TGCCAGTGATGTTTTGGTGGTGGTTGCGTTTGCGTCGTTCGCGGTTGCGGATGTGTACACGCAGGCGCAAGCCGATGTTCGTTACTTCACCAAGTCGCAGGTTACTGCGTTGCTTGAAACCGCAGGACTTAATCCGTTCTACCTAATGGGAGCATAAAAATGCCAACACAATATGAATCAGCGCAAGTTCAAGGAACTTCCAGCACTGGAACCTACGCTACCCTTTATAACACCAGTGCCTCAAGCACAGCAGTGCTTTCCACTATTGCAATATGCAATACAGCAGACTCTTCAGCAACGTACCGAATCGCATTGATGGGTTCCGCTGGAACCCCAGCCGCCGCGAATTGGATTGTTTACGATTCGGTGGTGGCTGGAAAAGACACCATTGGTTTGACTTTTGGCATCGCTATCGGTAACACCGGGTTCATTAGGGTTTCGTCTTCCGCTGACACTGTAACGTTTAGTGCATCTGTTTCGGAGATCTCATAAATGTCTATCAGTCGTGCCAAAAAGTCAGGCATTTCTCTTGACTCTTCTCCCGGCTCATCAAGAAGTTTGACTGCCGCCTCAGGCTTGCCGGGTCTGGTTTCATCACTTGTCTCAACCGCGACGGGGAGCACGACTGTATCCCTTAGTTGGGATTCACCCTCAATCGCGGGTGATAGCGCAATAACCGGGTACGCCATTTCTGGCGGCGGTACAGTCACTGTAAGTGGAACCACCGCAACCATCACAGGACTTACACCGGATACTTTGTACGATTTCACTGTCACTCCTAGCAATAGTTTGGGTTCAGGTTTTGGTAGATCTTTTTCTGCCACCACCCTTAACTTCAACAACGCTACTGGTGGAACTGTCACTACGGTCTCTAACTACAACGGTACAGGTGTAACGTGGCGGGTTCATACGTTTACATCCAGTGGCACCCTCATTGTTGACGCCGGGCCTGTGCCATTCCGTGTATTAACAGCAGGTGCTGGAGGAGGAGCCGGTGGCCCCCGTGGGGACTATTACTACGGAGGCGGTAAAGGGGGTATTGGCGTAGGCACAATAAACGACGCACATGTCCTTACACCACAGAGTTACGCCGTAACCGTCGGTACTGGGGGCGCTGGAGGTGGCGTTGGTGGTTCGGGTTCATCGGGTGGATCGTCCACAATTAACAGTCAAGTGTCTGCAGGCGGTGGAGGTGGCTCAGTGGGGACAGCGTCCATACCGACACCTGTACCAAACGGCCCCAGCGTGACGACGGATATCACCGGAACGTCAATTACATACGGTTCGAGAGCAAGCGCTAACGGCGTTAGCCCCGGTAGCGCCGGGGCTAACGGCAAAGTCATTATCGCTTACGAGATCGCCTAATGAACACTGGCGGGTCATTGCAGAGTTTTCTGGTTGGAACGCGAATGGGCGTTTAGAAAAGTTTCTTGTCGATAACAAGATCTCTTACCCTGTGGGTGAGGATGCTCCGGTTGCGGGGTTTGTTTCACAAAAGTTGATTCTTGCCTGATGGCAAGGGTTTCGTTTACTAAAATATAGGAGTATCCCTTGTGACTAAGTCCCGTGATCTTGCGAATCTTGGATCTGACACGTCGCTGTTGGCGACGGATGTGGAGGTTGCTGACGCATTACTGCCAAAGGCTGACAAAGCACCTGAGCAAAAACCAATCACTTCTACGGCTTACACTGCCGTGCTTTTGGATGTTGGCAAAACCGTTACGAGGTCTAACGCAGCGGCGAGTACTCACACAATCCCCGCGCAAGCCTCTGTGTCGTGGGCAGACAACACGCAACTGAACTTCCTGAACCTCGGCGCTGGTACGGTGACTGTGGTTGCTGCTGCCGGTGTCACAATCAACGGCACTCCACTCACGCTTGCGACGTCAAAGGGGGGAAGCCTAGTCCGCACAGCAAGTAATACATGGACGTTTACGCCGACTGGTGGTGGTGGGAAAGTGTTGCAGGTTGTTCGGGCTACGGACAGTACGTCAAGGTCAACAACAAGCGCAAGTTTTGTTGATGTAACCGGCATGACAGTAACAATTACGCCCACAAGGTCAAACAGTAATGTTATTATTGTGGCCGCATTTGCTTGCAGTCACGGCAATAATATTTACTTTTTTCAAATTACAGATTCGTCAAATGTGGCAGTTAGTGGCTTTCAAGGCCCAGAATTAGGCACTGTCGGCGTTACGATTCGCGAGTATATTAACGGTTGGGCTTACGCTAGCCCGGGAACAACTAGCGCAGTGACGTTTAAATTAAGATTTAGAACATCAAGCGGGGCTGTCAATGTCAGAAACGATCTAGCAACGGGTCAAATGTATGCGATAGAGGTGGAAGCATGATAAAAACACAAGACGCGGTAATGAGTCTGCGTCCCGGTATTGAATGGTCAATGTCCGGAGAAGATGTTGCTGGTATCACTTGGCACACCAAAGGCGTTGAACCACTCACACAGTCGGAAGTGGACGCGGAAATGGTGCGCCTTGAATCCGCAGAGGCAACAGTAGAGGCGAACCGTGTAGCAACAATCACAGCAGCCCGGGACCACGCTGCCAGTCTTGGTTTTACTGATGCCATGCTCGCAGTCATGTACCCGAACCTAGCGCCATGAGCGCAGGCCAAGGCATGACCTACGACCCGACACTTGATGAGTTCGTTAGCCCAGTGGTTGAGCCATGAGTCCCGGCGTGAACCACGCACCAATCCGCAGTGTGCAATACAACTGGCAGGACGGCAAGTGGATCGAGCAGAATCGTGTCCCGCGTGAGTCCGGCTGGGTTCCTAACACAATTATTAGAGTGAGGGTTACATGAACACCGGAGAAATCATTGCACTCGTGAGCGTTGCAACAACAGTGATCACTGCGGTGATCGGTGTGCTGTTGTGGGTCGTGAAAACGCAAGTCACCTCGATGCAGCGAGAGTTCAAACCGAACGGTGGCAGTAGTGTGCGGGACACGCTCAACGAGATTCGTACTGATGTGCGTGAGTTGCGTGGCAAGGTTGACGGTCATATTGACTGGCATATGGAAGTCTAACTCTGTCAGAAACCTTACATGTTTTTCTGACAAGTAAGGTTTGTATAACTCTAGTTATCATTACCTTCGATGTCACAACCGTACCGTTTTTGGTATTGATTTGACATAACATGGAATAGCGCACTCGTTATTCCACATTAACTAGCCACCTTCGGGTGGCTTTTTGTATGAAAGGAAACATTATGCCCAACATTTCAACGCAGTGGCGTAAATACCTGTACGGTATTAGTGCCGCAACCATCCCTGTTCTTGTCATCCTTGGTTTCATTTCGGATGAACTCGCTGTCACTCTTGTCGCTATGGCTAACGCCATCTTCATTGGTGGTTTAGCGTTTACTAACACTCACCCTGAGGGTGATGCCTGATGGCGAAACTTGTTGCGGGTGGTGTAACCCTTCGCGCACAACTTGATGCTCGCTTCCCCGGTCGTGACAAGCGCAGCGATGGGTGGATTGGTGATGCCGCCCACTCTGAAAGATTCAGTTGGCACAATGCAGATAAGGCCGGATGGGTTTGGGCTTTGGATCTTGACGAGAATTTTGGTTTAGGTAAGTGGCGTAATGGTCGTAACGCTAGGAATCTTGCGGATCAACTGGCGCAGTACAGTGCCTCGAATTTGCCCGGTAGTGACCGTGTTCTCCATATCGTGTACGAGGATCAGGTGGCTAGTGCCACCGTTAAATCCCAGTGGTGGCGGTTTCGAGGGTCAGGGTATGGGCACACGCAACATATCCATATCACTTTTGCACCGTCGGCTAAGAAGAACGGTGCCTTGTTCCCGTTGCCGATTCTTGGTAAGACGCTGAAGACTCGTCGCGCTTGGGCGAAGAACCTGCGGGATGCAAAATAATTAGGGAGTTCGATGTCTAGTAACAAGCAGGTCGTCAACGATCTTCCGTTCGCTATTGGCAGTGACGTGTTGGAACGCTTGTCGCGTTATGACCGTAGCGATTTCGCTGCCGATTATGCGATAGGTAATCAGCCGTGGCTTTCTCATGCCACAGACGAGAAAATGATTTCTCGTGTGACCACCCAGTATCAGAAGGAACGGGTGGATCAGGAGGCTGCGGCTGGTGAGAACTCTTTGTCGAACTGGTGGTTGCGTTCCGCAACGTCGTGGCATCGTGGTGAGGGTGCAGAGTTTTACGATGCTGACACTGAGGACATTCACCGTTTCCGTGAGTCAGCGAATGTGGATGTGTGGACGCAGGGTGAAGTGTCTCTTCTTCCTGACACTGACCTTGTGACTTCGAGTCATGGTGGTTCCTCTGCTGTTACGTGTGCCCTTGGTGCGTGGTTTGTTTCTGGTGGCCGCGTGTATTTGTATACCGCTTCTACTGACGTTCTCGCTGAAGTTGCCGGTTCGTACAGCACCGCGCAGAAGGTTGCTACTGATGGTTGCTCTGCTCTTGTTGCTTCTGCTGATGGAATATATCAAATCACGAGTGCTTTAGTTGTCTCGAAACTTTATGACGCACCCGGTGGTGCGTGGACTGTTCAGGCTTTAGGGTTTGTGAAGTCACGTATCATTGTGGGTTGTTCTATTACGGACGCTTTACCGATGCGTGTTTTCGAGTTGGGTCGGACACCCGCATCGGCTCCTGCCTCTATCGATTTGAATGTGACTACGGGTGATTCACGTTTTGAGTACGCATCAACAGCGTTGTCGTTTACTGATATCGCTGAGGCTACGAGTGCGATTCTTGTTGCCACTAACACGGGTATTCAGTCGCGTGTTATTAGTTTTGGTATTGACACGTCCGTTGCTGGTTTGGCTACGATGCTGGAACCTATCAACGTGGCTGAGTTCCCGGTGGGTGAGGTTGTTCGCGCTTTGAGGTCGTATTTGAATATGTTCATTGTGGCTGCTACGAGCCGTGGTGTTCGTGTGGGGCAGGAGACTGCTAATGGTCTTGGGTTTGTGTATGGCCCGTTGACGATTAAGGATGACGTTACGGATTTGTCTTTCGATGGCGAGTACGTGTATGCGACCCGGTCTGTGATTCGTGCGGGGCAGCGTGGGTTGTGGCGTTTGGATCTTGGTTCTCCTGTTGGTGCCTCGTATGCGTACGCTTCCGACATTCCTGTTGCTGCTGGTGTACCCGCCAGCCTGTGCATGGTTGGCACTACGGGTAAGTCGCTGATTTTGACGGCTGATGCTGTGTACATTGAGGATCCTGATAGTCGTGTTCCTTCTGGTTATCTTGATTCTGGTTGGGTGCGTTTTGGTACTACGGAATCTAAGCAGCCGGTGTCGTTTTCTTTGCGTTCACGTAATGACGTGGGTATTTTGGGTGTGCGGGTTATTGACCGTGACTTGACGACTGCAGAGTTTGATTCGGTTCCGATTGCTAAGGTGTTGAATATTCCTTTGTCTCAGGATTTGTCGCCGTCGATTGAGTTTGAGGTTCGTTTGACTCTTTCCTCTGAGGGGGCTGATGGCCCCGTGTTGGATGAGTGGCAACTTCGGGCGTTGCCTGCACCGTTGCGTTCACGCACGATCACGTTGCCGTTGATGTGTTTTAGTGAGGAGCGGGACGCTCTTGGCGTGACCCGTAATTCTGATGCGTGGACAAGGTTGCGTCAGTTGGAGTCTTTGGAGCAGTCGGGTGGTTCGTGTTTGTTTCAAGATTTTAGTACGGGTGAGGAGCGCACGTGTGTTATTCGTGCGGTGCAGTTTGAGCAGTCCACTCCCCCGTCGTTTGAGAATGGTTTTGGTGGCACTGTGACGGTTCAACTGCAGACGGTGGATGTGGAGTTGTTGTGATCTCGTCGATGGAGGCGTACCTGTATATAGGTGTGCGTGATGGGCGTGTGACGAGGGTGAGGGAGATTCTTAATGTTGTGGGAGATGATCTCTTTGATGTGCCGTTGTCGTTGATGGTTCGTGGTTTCCAAAAGGCCCGTGGCTTGAGTGCCACGGGTGCTGTGGATGAGGAAACTGGTAGGGCACTGGGGTTGCTTTAAGTACCCTTGAGATGCCTGTTCTTGCGGCGTGTCGTGCCCGTAGAGGCGACGGTAGGATGTTCCGGTATGATCGTATGCCGGGAAATGTTAGACCCTTAGGGTGGCTTAAATGCCACCCTCTTTTTTTATGCGTTCTTCGGGATGTCTTCCATTGTGTGTACCACAATCTGGTGTCTACCCTTGGACAGGGGACTTGGCCGGAACATGTTGAGGAGTTCCACCCAGCACGTGTCACACAGGTCACCGGAATATCTTTGTGAGGATTTCCGGGCAGTCCACGTATGGATTTTAATGTCGGTGTCTTTCGCCCCGCAGCGATCGCAGGCGGTTATTTGTAGTTTCATTGTGGCCCTTCCCTGACTAATTGAATGACGTTGCTGGCTGCAAGAGAGGGGAACATACTGGAGCCTCTCAGGAGCCGGTCTCGTTTCGTTCGGTCGGCGGTAATGCCTAGGTAACGCTCGGTCATCACAACAGATGAGTGGTGTAGTTGCGCTTGCACAATCTTTAATGCCCCGTCTACTGTTTGATCGTTGAGTTCATCAAACCATGCTCGTGCCCCGGATCGTCTGAGCATGTGTATTCCCACGCGAGCATACACGTCCTCAAGGCCCATGTTTTTTAGGGCGCGTTGAATGTATCGCTGCGTCCTACCGATGGGTTGTTCTGGCTTGTATTTGTAATCGTCACCGGTTAACACGCGGTCACGGGCCGGGGTCAGATACCAGTTTGGTTTCAATTCACCGCATTGTTCCTGATATGTCTTGAGCCAGCGGCGAAGTTCAACGTCTAACTCGCTACTGATGGGCATCACGTCGAAGTCACCTGTCTTAAAAATGGTGACGTTGATTGTTCCCTCGTTGAGGTTCACGTCCCGGATACGCAGGTTTTCTATTTCACTTGTGCGCAGGAGAAGGTACAGTCCTGCAGCAATAACCATGCGGTCACGCGGGTTTTCTGCACTGTCTAGGAGGAGCGGGAACTGGTCAAGGCTGAGGCGTGACATTTCCTTCTTGGGTTGTGGCAGGTAACGCATGCCGTACAACGGGTCGAAGTCAACGGGTAGGTATTTCATTATTCGCGCCCACTTCAACATGGCACCTAGGCCAGCATGAATGGTGTTAACGCTAGAGTTTTGCCCTGTCAGGCCAGCGGTTTTCAATACGCTCAGGCACGTGTCACGGGTCACTGATGCCAGTGGTGCGTCCTCGCCAAGGATTTTGATGAGACGGGCGAACGCAGCCTTGTCGTTTCTTAACGTGGCTTCCGCGTACCCCTGCTGGGTACGCCACTCAGCGTATTCACGTTGAGCATTGCGCAGTGTTAGTTGTCCGTCTTTTCTGTATCTGGTTATCATGTTTGCAGGTTACTCCTGCTTTAAACAATATGCAAGTAGGCATTGCAGGGTGTGTGTCTGACATGTGTTGTCATCTTCAAGATGCGTTATTGCTCATGCCCAAATCATAGAGGGAATCGGGGTATTTTCGCTACCCAAATGGACAAAAACCGTGATTGCAGGGTATAGTTTTCCCTGATGAGAGGAGTTAGAGATATGCCTGCCCGACGGAAACTGCCATCAGATAGCACAATGAAAAAGTGGCTAGAGGACGGACTTGACCATGAACAAATCCGGCTTCGGTCAGAAGAGGAAACAGGAGAGGAGATCACTTTGTCTAGCGTATCTAGCGCGTTGTCACGCGCCGGTCTTACCTACCGCGTCAGGTACTCCACCTACATTCCGTGGAAAAGAATCTCAACCGATCACAACCACTCCTATCAACTGTCAATGCTGCGGTTAGCGTCGCGTTTAGAACGCGACCTGCCGGTACGTAAAGTTGATGAGAAACGGTTAGAGAACTGGATCGAACAATTGAAAGCAGACGGTGTCGTAGTTCACTACGAATACGATTCACCTGAAGGCTTCTACTATGTGAAAGCCCGAACCAATATTGACAACGGACTGATCCGTAAACCCAACGACGGTGACACTTTCATCCCTTAACCTATGAAGGCTCATTAACATTCGCCTTCATTCCCGGATCTGATTTAGGAAATGCCCCCCCTACCCCCCCACCAAAAAAGTGGAGAAGGTTCGGGGGGCATTCTCTATTTCAGGTCAGGATATTCCCGTCACGTCATTGAGGTTTCGCCCCACCACTTTCGTGGTACCAGAAGACTAGCATGCAGGGTGTTAGACATTGATTGAGACACGCCGATTATATAAAGTGATTGCAAATGTCACACTGGTATGATTAGGTTAAGCATCTGAACGCGAGTACTAACTCAGTTAAGGGGATGTAAGTGCAAAAAATTAATTGCAATGAAGAGTGTGTTGCGACGGACTTCACAAGAGTAAAACTTATTGGTATCCATGAACTTCTCATCCACAACAATGGTGAAACAGCCCTCGTGATTACCCCGTGGTGGGAAGGCTTTCATCAAGAAATAGCAGTGCAAGCCAAGACACTTGGCTTCACCGACACGGTGGCTTTCGGGACACTTCTGGGCTACACAATCCCAGAGTCAGATAACAACGACTGGGAATACATGGTTCTCTCGAGGCCACGAACGCAGGTGACAGCGGCATGAACCACACCCTTCCACGGCACATGTCGCACTCGCAAATGACGACGTTCTTTGCGTGTGCCCACCAGTACTATTTAGGAAAAATCCGTAGGCTACCGGAAAACCCAGCGATCTATCTGGTCTCTGGATCTGCAATCCACGCCATGATTGAGTCTCTTAATCATCACATTGTTTCGGAAGGATTGCAGGATGTCTGAGACTAGTGTTAATCAGATGGATACACGTGGCATACCAAGCCACGTGTGCCTGAATTGTGGTTCGGATACCTTCAAGATTCTTGTGAAGTTCACGGACTACGAACCCTCATGGTGGTCACTCAACGGCTACTGCGCCAAGTGCGATGCACCTGTCACAGTTCCGTGCCCATCCGATGACCCGACACAGATGGAGTTCATCCTTGAAGACATTTGATTTCGACCAGAAATGGGAAGAACTATTCGAGGAGGAGATGTCCTCCACCCGTAAACGCACCGACCTGCCAGTGGAGCGGTGGCGTGTGGCGGGGCGAGCAACGAAAGCCAACCCGAACAAGGAAGACCTGAAGTGGTGGAAGGAGAACGGCCTTGAGCATGTAAAAGATTACGCGAAATGGTTCGCTAAGACAGGCTGGTCTATCGCCCAAATGCCTGATGGTAAACCCGGTATTGAATGGGAAGCCGAAGTTGAGTTCGCTGGTATCCCGGTGAGGCTCATCGTTGATGCTATCTACACGGACGGCACCAACCTCATCGTTGTGGACTACAAGACTGGTTCGCGTGACCCGAAGGGTTACCTGCAGTTGGGGTTGTATGCCAGTGCTATTGAAAAAACCTTTGGTGTTCGACCAAAGTTCGGTGGCTACTACATGACACGCAAGGCTGCACTCACTGGCCTGATCGACCTGTCACCGTGGCCCATCTCGTTCTTCGACTATCAAGTGTCGGCTATGGATGCGTACCGCGAGACGGGTTACTACCCACCCAATGTGGGTGACACGTGCAACATTTGTTCGTTCTCTGACTACTGCCAAGCAGTAGGTGGATCCAAATCTAAGGACTACCCGCTTATACAAATCACAACAATGAAGGAGAAGTAAATGAGCACAACAGAATCACCGTTCAGTCTCACATTTAAGGTGGGAAGAAACAACGACCTGCTCACAGGTCGCGCAGACACGGTCGCTGAGATGGCCCAACGTGTCACGGAACTGCGTCAACTTGAAGCAGTTGTCATCGCTTCAGAGGGCGGCGTTGCTGCACCATTGCAGGTTGTAACGCAAGTTGCACCACCCGCCGTAATCTCCGCTGTACCTGACGTGCAACAGGCAGTGAATAACTTTAACGATGCCGGTATCACCGGTCAAATCGTTCAAGGGACAGCAACAAGTATCGAACAGAAGGAAGACAAGTTCGGTGGCAAGTACACACGTGGCAACCCTGACGCGGGTGACTGCTCTCACGGCCCACGCATCTACAAAGACTGGCGTAGTAAGGCTGGTAAACAAATGCAGGCGTTCGTGTGTACCAACGATTCCCCATTTGGGAATTGGAAAGACACCAAGTGTGATCTGGCTTGGGCTAACTAGATCCCATGCGCTCACTACTACAGGTCGTCAACGGCACGAGCGAGGCAGGGAAGGATCTTCCAGAGATCCTTCCCAGTTTCACCGCTGCCGAAATCAAGTTTCGACGCGGTCAACTACACGTCATAGCCGGTCAACCCGGTGGTGGCAAGACCATGCTCGCGCTTTGGTATGCGATCAACTGTGGTGAGAACGTGTTGTATTTCAGTGCCGACTCTGATCAAGGCACGATGGCTAATCGTGCCGCAGCAGTAGTAATGCAGAAAACGGTTACTGAAATTAAAGCAATGCGGATTGGTGACGAGAACAAGTTAGTGGAGGCAGAGTTAGCGAAACTGTCACGACGTTTACGCATCGACCCGGAACCCGCACCGTCACTAGACGGCATCATCGAAGAGACGGAAGCGTACTGCGAACTCTTCGGCACAAATCCAACACTCATCATCGTTGACAACCTACTCAACATGGCTGCTAGTCACGACAACGAGTGGACTGCGATGCGTGATGCGATGTCGGCTTTCCACGGCATAGCAAGAGAGACCGACGCTGCTGTTCTTGTCCTTCACCACGTGAGTGAAGAGAAAACTAATCCGTTGTACCCGGCACCACGCAAAGCATTGTTGGGGAAAGTCTCCCAACTACCTGAAGTGATCCTCACCGTGGCAATAGACGGTGACACGTACCGTGTAGCGGCAGTAAAAAACCGCGACGGTATAGCAGACCCCAATGCGAAAACCCCTGTGAGTGTGCATGTGGACGCTGCCTCAATGACCCTGTTTGACACCTATCAAGAACTCAAACTCGCGCGATCAAGGAGAGACTGGAAATGAAACAACCTGACTGGACTAAAGCCAACTGCCAAGGCACCGACACTAACTCCTTCTATCCTGAAGTCGGTTCATCGATTGGATACACGGCGCTACGTGTGTGCGAATCATGCGACATCATTGAGGATTGCCGTGAGTACGCAATCAAACATGAGAAGCATGGGGTGTGGGGTGGCATGCTCCCCGTGGCACGAAAGGAATACCGCCGACGTCACGGTATTAGTTTAGAAACACCCGACCTTTTCATTGACAACGCAAATGTTGGTGTTGGTTCGTGAGTGCACAAAACAAAGCCAAAGGATCTAAGTTTGAAATAGATACAGAGATGTATCTGAATGACTGTGGTTTAAAAGCGAAACGGTTACCACGTGCAGGCAACAAAGACATTGGTGACG